CCTGCCTGCACAGCATGAACAAGTTCCAGCAAGTCCCTGGCCGACAAGGCTTCTACCGCGTCCTTCGTGGACGCGCTCTCCACTGGCCGTCGCAGGATGGCAAGCCCATGATCTGGGCGCGAGCAGGCGAGGTCGTTGACCTGCGCTCGCCGTACCTGTGCGAGATCGCCCAGAAGTCCGGCCAGTATCACAAGCTGGAGAAGGTCGAGGAAGTGCCCGCAGACGCGGCGCTGATCGGCATCAACGAGATTCCGCACGAGATCCGAAGCAGGCTCCAGGAGTACGAGGCGGGCAAGCCCGCAGATAGCTCCCTCCGCTTCACCGAGCCTGCCCGACAGATCGACTTCTCCGCGCTCCCGAGCGCAGCGCCGGAGCCCAAGGCCAAGCCGAAGCCCAAGCGGAAGGCGAAGGCGAAGGCACCGGCTCAGGAGTCTCCGCCCGAGCCGCCGGCGGACCTCGCCTACGAGCCGAAGCCGGAGGAGCCCTCTGATGACTGAGCAACTCCGATGGCGAGGCGCTGATTACGTTGTCCTAGTAGGAGGAGAGCCGGTTCGCGTCGGTGGACAGGTCTTCTTCCCCGGTCTTCGGTACACGGCCACGACAGCCGTCGTGCAGGCGCACCCGCGCCTGTTCGAGGCAGTCATGCCCGAGGAGCCGCAGGAGAAGCCGGAGGCAGCAGAGCGGCTTGGAGACCCTGAGGAGTAAAGCGTGCCGAACCTGACGAACACGCTCCAGCCGATCAACCTGTCCACGGCGGCCAGGATCATTGCCAAGATGGACCTCTCGGATGCCGGCGACAGCCGCACGGCGTTCATTGAGTCCATGATCGAGGAGGTCAGTTCTCAGATCGGACAATACCTCGGGCTGCACCTCCTTGCGGCAGAGCGCACGGAGCGATACGAGATCCGCAGGTTCAGCAAGACGTTCTCCCTCGACGCCGTGGCGATCACCGGCACGACGACGTTGAAGATCGCTCGGATACCTAACGACCTCGCTACAACGGCAGCGGAGACGCTCGACACGACCTATCGCCTGGACCAGCGGACGGGGACCATCATGCTCTTCGACCAGCAGCCCTACGATCCGGCCTTCGCAGAGGTGACCTACACGGGCGGCTTCTTCGCCAACACCGGCGAGATCGGCAGCAAGCACGAGTGGCTGACCAACGCCGCCGAGATGCAGGTGCTCTACCGGCTTCAGCGCCAGGACGCCTTGGGCGGCAACGTGGACACCTCGCAGGGTGGGGGCACGAGCTTCAGCTCTGGCGAGTATCAACTCCTGGCGATCGTCAGGAGGGCGCTTCAGGCTCATCGCCGGGTGATCGTCTGATGCCGCTTGAGTTCGACGCTGCCAGCCTCAAGAAGGCGTTCAAGGAGGTCCCGAAGCTCCTCAGCACCTCGATCAAGTTTGGGTACGAGCAGATCGGTGACGACTTCGAGGAGGCAATGTCGAAGAGGTTCGAGGGCTCCCTCACCGGCCCTTGGAAGAGACAGACGGCCTCAGATCGACTGGCAAACCGCACAGGCAACCTCCGTCGCAGCCAGCGCCAGACGGTGACGGGGTCTAACCTCGACAACCTCAGGCTGCGAGCCACCATCGGCAACGCCTTGACGGCGCCGTATGCGGCAATCCAGGAGGAGGGTGGAACTGTCAGGCCGAAGAAGGCCGGCGGCTTCTTGACGATCCCGATGCCAGACAACCTGACGCCGGCTGGGCGCACGAAGGTCACGCGACCCCGGAGCGATCCAAGCATCTTCGTACTGCGGACGAAGGGCAAAGCATTCCTCGTGCGGAAGAGCGCCTCTGGCGACGGTCTTGAGTTCCTGTTCTTGCTCAAGAAGCAAGTCAAGATTCCAGCGCGTCTCGGCTTTGGGGAGACCTGGACAAGCCCAGAATTCAAGCAGAGCATCCAGCGCCGACTTCAGGAGCGGGTGGACAAGGCGCTTCGCGTGGCAGGGCTGCTGTGACGTTTTTACGACTGGTCTACCCTGGAGCCGGCACCGAACGAGGCTTCTCTGGTGAGCTGTCCCCCGTCACTGAGCGAACGGTTCGCAAGGCCGGCGTGATCACAACGGACGGCAGCGACGGCCCTGTCTTCGGGCGCAGCGTCTACGACGAGCCACGGCGCAGCTACGAGCTTGTCTGGCAAGCACTGTCGCACGATGAGGCCCGCTCGATCTACACACTCTGGGAGGACGCAGGGAGAGGCACGCTGCCGCTCTACTACACCCCGGACGACGGAGATGACCCGGTTGCTGTGCTCGGTCCTCAGGCTCCCGCCATCGCCTACCTGACCGCCAACACCGCGTCGGTGCGGTGGCAACTCACGGAGCAACGATAGTGGCCTACGCGAATAGCACCACCAAGCGCAGCCAAGTTCTGGCGCAGCTTCACTCGAACCTTGCCGCCATCGCTCCGCCGACGAACAGCATTGAGGTCAAGCGCGTCCTGACGTATCAGGCGCAGCGCCTCGTGCTTGGCGGCCAGAACCCGGCGATCGCCATCGTGCCGGTCAACGACTCGCGCCTGCGAGCTTTGACCTGCGACAGCGACGAGTACCAGATGACCGCTCAGATCATCGGGGTCATGCGCGTGGACGCGAGCGCCAACGCTTGGAAGGATAAGATCAGCCTGCTCGCAGGCGACATCCAGCAGACCATCGCCAACGACCGCCAACTGAGCGGGAAAGCGATCTACGTCGAGGTCGAGAACCTCGACATCTCTGACGCAAGCACCGAGGGCTCACGCACCTTGGCCGTCTGCGTCGTCACCGCCTCAATCGTCTACCGCGTCGGGGTCTCCGACGTCACAACCTAACCGGAGCCACCATGCCGCTTCTCACTCGCAAGAAGGTCCTCACCGCTGACCAGCACCGCGTCACTGCGCTGCCCTCGGGCATCGGAAACGGGACCGCCGCAGAAAACATCCCTCTGGACGCAGTCGCCACCATCGACGCCGAGCGCATCGACCGCAACTTCGCAACAGCCTCCCTGACCGCAATCAAGGATCTTGCTGGGCAGAAGGCGGTGGACATTACCTTCGGCTTGGAGTTGCGAGGGAGCAACAACGGAACCGCCGAGCCGGAGTGGGCCAAGATCCTGGAATGCTGCGGTTTCCAGGATGAGGCGATTAAGTCGATGGACATCGGCCCAATCTCCGCAGGCGGAGCTGGCTCGACGACCTTCCGGCACCTTGAGACGGTCACTGGCAGCGTGACCAGCACAACAGCGACCGTGGTCATGGACACGCACAACGGCGCGTCAGAGATTTACTTCTTCGACGAGACCGGCACTGGGTTCGACGGCACCGAGGACATCACAGGCTCAGACAGCGGAGCGACCGCGACGACAAGCAGCAGCCCGACCAGCGAGGGCTACGCCTACTGGCCCGCGAGCCAAGTGGAGAAGGTGATCCTGTTCGACGCCACGGGTTTGACTGACGCGCTGGCCGCCGGAGACCTCATCGCGGGATTGACCTCAGGAGCCAGAGGCATCGTGACCAAGGCCGTCGCCCCGAGCACGAACACGATTGTGGAGTACCGCCCCGTGCGAGGCACCTTCGTGACTGGCGAGACGATGCAGCGGATCAACCCGAACGCTGACGCCAACATTGGAGACCTGAATGCCAGCAACACCGGAGAGTCGTTCGACGCCATGCCGCCGCTCGCCTTGCGCCTCTACACGGACGGCAAGTCGATCACGGGACGCCAGTGCCGAGGCAACGTATCGTTCAACCTGGAGGTCAACAGGCCCGTCAGAATGGACTTCACGTTTCGGGGCACCCTGGACAGCGTGGCAGACGCGCCTCTGATCACCGGCATCGACTACGAGAACACGGACCCGCCCCTTTGGGAGACAAGCAGCATTGGCTACGCCGACAACGAGCTGGCGGCAGATCAAGCAGAGTCGGCGGAGCTGGACCCGTGCCTCAAGACGCTCACCATCGACATGGGCAACCAGCTTGTGGACCGCAAGTGCGCTGGGGCCGACGACGGGCTGGTCGAGGTTTACATCTCCTCCCGAGACGGCTCCGGCTCAATGAACGTCGAGGATGCTCTTGAGGCTGACATTGGCTGGCTCACCCGGATTCAGGACAACAACGTGGTCCGCCTCCGCTGCACTGTTGGCGCCACGGACGGCAATCGCTTCACGTTCTCGATGCCCGGCATCCAGTTCACGCAGCACTCCGAAGGCGACACGGACGGCATCGTGACCCAGGACATGACCTTCCGCCTCACCGGCGGAAACCTGTTCGACCTTGCGTCACCGACCAACCTGACGTCGATCGGCGGAGACAACGAGCTGGTGCTCGTTTACCATACCTCGTGACCGCACGGGGGCGCTGCTAGACGCCCCCCAGGACAGCGGCAGGCCAGATG